TGATCGTTTAAACGACCTGTGGGGTAAGGGCACGGGCAAAGGTCTATCAACTGGCTACTCAAATGTCGATGAAATTTATACCGTAGCACAGGGTCAGCTTACCATTGTTACTGGTTATCCGTCCTGTGGAAAATCGAACTTTGTGGATCAGCTAATGATTAACTTAGCCAAAGCCCACGATTGGAAGTTTGGCTTGTGTTCTTTTGAGAATCAGCCTGAGATCCATATCTCCCGCCTCTTGGAGATCTACAAGGAGAAACGATTCTTTGATGGCTCGAACCGAATGACTGACGCTGATAAAGACGATGCGTTTAAATTCGTGGAGGAGCATTTTTTATTCCTCGATTCCGAGGGTGCCGAACCCGCAACAATCGATTCGATCCTAGAGCGGGCAAAGATAGCGGTAGTCAGAATGGGCATACGTGGCTTAGTCATTGATCCGTACAACTACATCGAGAACAAGGGCGGTCAAGCGGAGCATGAATTCATCTCAGGTATGTTGACACGCATACAGGCATTCGCTAAGGCTTATGGGGTGCATATTTGGTTTGTTGCCCATCCAAGCAAGATCACTCGATCAGGCATGGATCTGCCAAGACCTGACGGTATGGCGATTAGCGGATCGATGGCATGGTGGGCTAAGGCTGACTGCGGTATCACAATCCATCGTACAAAGGATCATGGGGTTGAGTTAGCCGTTTGGAAGTGTCGCTATCGTTGGATAGGAACTCAGGGGGAAACCACTTTGGGTTACAACAAAACAACTGGTACGTACTTTGAACAGGATGCGTTCTAACCTGCAACACTATACCGTTTAAACAACCATGTCCATAAAGTCCAGTCTTGGACATTTTGGACATTTGGACATTTACACATATATAGGTGAAACAATTTCAAAAAAAATTATTGAAATTTCTCTTTTTAATCAAAGCTTTGCAAGCGTTTTTGAGTAAAAAAAGTTTTGCACGGATTGAGGTCGTTTAAACGGCTTGCATTTCCTGAAGGCAAAAAAAAGCCCCCCGATGACCGAAGTCAAAGGGGGGATCTGTCATCAATCTTTTTTCATACCGCTCAATTGCTCGATGTGTTTCCACACCCTTGAAACGTAGCCCTCAACATCCTCATCAGGGCAATCATATCGAATATCAATCAGAGAATCGAATGCCTTATTAAAATTACGCAAGGCATCTTTCTCGCTGATCTTGTTTATCGCCATCAAATGCTCGATGGTCAACACATCTGTTACAACTGCATTTAATCTAAATTGATTTTGTATGTCCATAAGTCCTCTTAGTAATTGTCAACTGCACGATCAGTCATCTCCGCTACTTCAACATCAAAGATAGACCGCATGATGGATAAGACGGTTTCATCGTCATCTTTTGCAAGGGCTTGCATCAACTGCTTTTGCAACGGATAGACTTTGTCATGTAAATCACACTCTCTAGGATCTACACCGAACTGACGAAGTTCTTTGAGGATCATTTCGTTCTCTTCATCCCAACGATCCTCATCGTCTCCACTATGGTAATCCTCAGCACTACTTTGTAACCAACGGTCAGGGTTAATCATATGTTTTCTCCTTTGATAGAGGTGGGTTTTAATGACTTGACAAACGCAACTGCGTGTTGATGGAATGCAAACGTAGCAAGCCAATATCTTCTAACATTAATATCGGGTTTGCTCGATACAGGACTAGCATCATATTCATCAAGCCTAATAACTTTAAAAGTAAAGTCAGGTGTTTTTTCTATTTCATAATTCATTTTTGTCTTTCCTTTAAATAATCTAAAGCCTCTTGGCTAAACTGCAACTTCACCGCTTGATTCGTTTTATTTTTGAATTCATAAGGTGTGTGTTGCCCACCATGTTTAGGGTTGTAAGCAAGAGTTTTTACAACTGGGTTAATCGGTTTGATCTTCATGGTTTAAACGACCCCACGAACAAGGTTTGCAACGAACACAACCAATGCAACATATAACGTAATGTCAAACGCACGATCAATAAAATATTTCATGCTTTCTCCCAGTATGTGATTGGTATACCTTTTGCAATCTCAATGGCGGTCATCGGGCACAACGCTTTGAACTTGATGGTGTACTTCTCATCGTGGTATGTAGCGTGAACCTGATGCATGACTTGCTCTTTAGAATCATCTTGCTCGATGCATTCTGCCCAAAGATTATTCATCATCGTCCTCCTCTAACTGAGCCTGTAAATCTTCTAAGTACTCAGGTCTTGCTTGCTTAAAAAAAGTAACAACGGCATTGCCATTGGCATCGAAGTCCATCTTCCAATCGGAATGACCGAACTCATAATCGCAATACTCATCTAATAGATCTGCTCCACTCAACATAATTAAGCCTCCTTTTAAACTGCAATGAACAACATATACAACGATTGAGAAACGCTCAGACCTTGCACGTTGTGCAAAGTCCAAAACGCATAACGAAAACCGAACGTGCGAATTAAACGCTGAATTTCAAATGGGTGTGATTGATACATGGTTAAGCCTCCTTGTTTAAACCTAGTGAATAGTTTCATTGCTTGGGTCGTTGTCCTCATATACTTGCGACACGATCCTACTTACGTAATGCACAACCGAATGCGGTGAGAGACCTCCCATGCAACCCGCATTGGCGATCAGCAAAGCGAGGACAGACACGACTGTGTCCACGTCCTTGCCGTTGATTTGATTGCCCATCAATTCCATCAGGCTTTCAAATTGAGAACTGTCATCTTTCATGCTATCCCCCTTGGGGGGCATAGCCCCCCGCATTAGCGCAACTCCTTGAGAAGCTTTGCAAACGATGCATCTGCTAGATCGTTTACATTCTCTACGTTCTGAGCAATCCTAAAGCATTGCTCAACCTTGGTATCACCTATACCGATGGCTATTATTTTAATACCTAACTTATCGGCAATACCTTGCAAGTGAACCATGTGCGCCTTGGTGTAAGAGTCGGCATCGGTTAGAAAGAACAGGATCTTGCGTTGCTCTTCCCGCTTGCTCAGGTCTTCCAAGGTCATGGACAGGGCAGAGTAATCAGGTGTTGAGTTACCCGCACAGTAGCGAATCGAACCAAGCTTGGCAGATGCCTTGGTCAATGACTCGCCCCATGTTTTAAAGGGAATGAACTCGGTGTACTCGATGGTAGCCTCGATGCCCTCAGTCCTAGCACCAGTACCACCCTGACGTACACCGCTCTGCCCGCCTTGAAAACCCATCACGCTGAATGATGCGTTTGCTTTGTCAAGCATCTTGCTTAACTGGATCGCAACAGACTGAGCGGTCTTGATACGTCCACCGTTGCTCATTGAACCTGAGCAGTCGATAAGGATCGTAACCGCAGAGGCTTGAGCATCAACGTGATGACGTTTAGAGAAGATGGCGGTACTGCCTGTTGCGTAGCGTGTAAACGCTTTGCGGTCTAAACGACCTGTCTCTTCATGGGTGTTCCAACCTACAAGGTCAAGGCTACGCAAGATGCGTTGGATCGTAGCCTTGGTAGCACCGAGACCGCTCGGCTCTGAATTGAACTCGACAGAGTAATTCATCTGAGCGTTAGCTTTATTGATATGCATATGACTCCTTAGCACCACTCGAATGTGGCATATGTTGGTTTAGCTGAACTAGGACGGTTATCTAAGCGAGGGCTTAAGTCGGTACGCTGACTCTTTAATTCGTCCTCAATGAATTCGCTAGGCTCGACATCACGACCACCCGCAAACTCCTTACCGCCACCGTTTTTCTTGCGCTCATCAGACGGTTTGTTTTCATCGGTAGGCTCACCCTTATCGGATGGCTGATCGCCTCCCTCAGACCCCTTATCGCCCTCCTGACCGCCCTTATCACCGCCCTGATCGTCACCCTCTTGATCACCATCGGTAGGTTTATCAGTAGGCTGACCGTCACCGTCCTGATCATCGCCCTGTTCATCTGCGGGCTTGTCACCTTTAACACGATGCACGTTGACATCTGAATCGTCAGGCTCATCACCCTCGGTAGGCTCATCGCCCTCGCCAGTAGGAGGCTCAGGCTCGAAGTCTTTAAGACGTTTGAACAACTCGATTGCAATATCTGCAATGCGCTTGGTGTCCTTGGCTGACTGCGCCTCAGACAAAGCCCAATGCAAATCAGCAGACCAAGGCGCATCATCGGTGATGCATGGCGCATCGATGTGATACCCATTTAAACGTCTACCCTCGACAGCGAGAAGAAACGGTACGTTCTTAAGATCGTCCGCATCAACGTAGCCATTCTTTTTAAGGATGGAGTTAAGCAATTCCTCGAACAAAGCTTTTGCATTAGGTGCGTAGCCTGACTCGATGACCTTGCGCTCGATGCGGGGATCTTCAAGACCGTTGATGAGATTGCCAACGAATTGACCGTAGTCATTGCGGGCTTTATCCCAAGGCTCATTGCTTGTGAACCATGCATGACCTAATTCATGGATCGCATAGCCGATGAGGTTATTAAAGGTGGAGCGTTTCATCTCGGCACCCTCATCGATAGAGGGGAAGATGATCTTGGCATCGACACCCGCCACACTACGTTTAAAGATGATGCCCGCAGTCGATCCAGTCCACAGTACTTGTAGCTTAGAGAATGCGTTGCCTGTCGAATTGAAGACACGCTCAACAGTAGACTCGACACCACGCTTTGCATTGATTGCTAGCATAAGACTCCTTATTTAGTTAAGAATGATTTCAGATTGTTGACATCGATAGTGGCAGAGAAAACACCACGTAACTCAGCCTCGCAATCTGCGGGAAACTTGTTGACGATTGCATTCTCGAATGCAACACCAACAGGCACACCCTTGGTGATCGCACGTGCCCAAGCGAATAGCTGACGTAAGCTTGGTGGCTGAGTCAGCACACCCGCCTTAGCTTTCTCACGTGCAACGGTAGCGAACTTGATCAACACCTCGGAGGCATCTACTGGCAAGCCAGTACGCTTAGACACAAGCGATACCTCATCAGCAAAGGGCAAGTATTCAAAGCGCAATGTGTAACCAAAGCGATCAATGAATGCGGTGTTCTGATCACGTACACCCGCAAAGTTACCTGACTGATCACCGAAACCGTTTGAGTTATCGGCACAGAAAAACGCAACGTGTGATGCGACTGCGATGCGCTCGCCTGTCTCAGCGATAACGATAGAACGGTGTGGGCTACGCTCACAGAGCGAGTGCAGTACTGCAATTGACTGCGCTCTTGCAAAGCCAACCTCATCAAGGATGATCAGCGCACCAGTATGTTGGATAGCTTGAGTGATAACACCCGCTTTCCACACCACGTTGCCGTCCTTGATGGTGTTGCCACCGATGAACTCGGCACGCTCCATTGCCTCATCGAAGTTAACTCGGAACAACCTACGTCCGAGGCGGGATGCAACCTGAGTGACGAACTCGGTCTTGCCAGTACCACGCTCACCCGCAAGCCACACGTTGTCAGGCAAAGGATCATCAAGTGCAACCAAAGCTTGATGCAGATGCTTAGGATCGAAGACGTAGTCATCGACACGTGCGGGAGCGGATGGGTCACCCCACACCTCAACGTCCATGTTGGAGAAGTCGATGGTCTCGCCACCGTACTCATAGGACAGGACACCATCGAACACGTCCTTAACCTTGGCACGCTTGACCTTGGGCACAGACTGAGCAACCTTGGCGATCACCTCTTTCGGTGTTGATTTGCGGAATGAATCGAATAGCTTGGACACCTCGGTGCGGATGGTGTCTTCAATCACCTTGGCATCAGGCTTTTCAACCGCATCGATCTTGTGGTTTAAACGGTCAGACAAGGTCTTGAAGTCCTTGGCAATCTGTGTCGATTGTTGCAACGCAGAGTCAAGGGATCTGTCAGCAGTCGAACGGAGCGCATCAACCTGAGCCAAAGCTTGATCCACCTTGGCTTGCGTGTCGTAGACCGCCTTACGTACATCATCGGGAACACCCGCCTGAGCGATAGCGGACGGCTTGGTGTTGCGAACCTCATCGAGGGTGACAAGGTTGCCTTGGATGAGATCGATAACCCAACGGTCATCGGTCACAGGGTTACCAGTAAAGGCGCAGTTAGCAGATAGCTTTGAGCCATGTTGATCGAGCACCGCCTGTACAACGGTGCGTGGGAGTAGGGAAATGATTTTAGGAATATTCAAGGTAAGCCTCCGAGAAAAAGTTATTTAGATAAAGCAAATTGAGTACCGCATTGGCAAGTAGGTAAACCCTTGTCAGCCCAAGTCTTAGTGACTCGGATGGTGTACTGTGATTTGATGGCACCAGTAGCGGTAAGGGCTATCGAGCCATCGGGATTGCGCTCAACGCAGTTATTGCAGACCGCCTTGAGCATACGTGTGCCCTGTGGCTTGGAACTACTAGCCACATTCAGCTTGGCATGAGGGTAGATGCCAAGAGATTCGAGGATCGGGGCAAAGTTACTACGGAACTCAGCACCTACCTTGGTCTGCGTAGGGTTACCCTCAAGCCACACCTTGCGGACACATTGTTTAAACTCATAGCCATGAGCGGAGCCAGTAACTGCGTGGCTTAGTTCATGCATCAGCACACCTAAAACCTCGACAGAATCATCGAGCACAGGGGAGATGAAGATTTGATGAGTCGCATCTTCCGATGCATCAGGTGAGAAGTGCTCACCGACATTGCGGTACATACTACGTGCCCGCTTGGATGGGAAACCACACGAAACCCTGATGTGATCAGGGATCGGATAGCCATTAGCGTGGAAAATGCCACGCACAGAAGTAACTGCATTGTTGAGCCATTGCTCACGTAGTGCTTGGGTCATAGAACCTCCTTGTGTTTTTGTTTGCGGGAATACTTGCGGGCGGTATGACTACCCGCACCACAACGCTTTGCGTGTTTAGCTACGAAATTGCGAGGCATAAGCCCTCCATAAAAGTTAGATGCAAGGCGCATCCTCATGCCCCCAAGGGGAGGCATTGAGATGAGTCTTAAAGTGAGAAAAAGAAGTTAGCGGGAATAGCACCGACCTTGGTGTCTACTGGCTTGGATTGAACTGGCAACCAATCGAATGACTCAACAACAGTATTAGGATCGGCACGATAAGTACTAAAGTCAAAGGTATAGCTAGTGGTCTTGAGCAGTAATTGTGTTTGCATAAAGCCTCCGAAATAGATGCGAGATTGCATCCTCTTGGACTCAGGTCAAGCCCCTGTAGATAGGTGGGTGCTTAGTGCGAGTCCAATGAGATTAAATCTCAAAAGAACAAGGGATCGCTCCCTGACACTAGGACATTCGCATAAGCAGTCACGCTTATGGTTGTGGTCGTTCGCCTCATTCCGTTCGGTTGCCTGATCCTCATCCAAGGGGCAGAGCCTACTAGCCTTTTAGCGCAGAGTTTAAAGTCCTCATATTGACTGCCACTTAAGATTATTCAATTGCCCTAGGCACTCAGCAATACCGCACTTATTTAGATCCACGCTCTCGGCTCGCACGTGGCGGGTGGTTTCTCACCCAAAACAAAACAACATCACAGTATACACACAAAGCAAATCAGCGTGTAAACACTTTGTAGATAAAGACTGAGTAATGTGTGGGGTTATTGCCACAATTTGGTCGCTATATATAGGGGAGAAATCAGCCTGTTTTAGGGTCTTATAGAAGACCGACACGCAAGCCTTATAGAATAAGGAGCGAGTCCGCTATGGCATTTTCACGTGTGCACTAATGCACTTGCCTCATGTAGACACAAAACGTCTCTAAGAGCGTTTAAATCGGTTTGAGCGGTATGTATGGATGTACAGTATGTGCCTAAAAAACAGGCACATTGTCGGGCAAGAGTCGAAGACGATCAGGCAAATGTATGGTAGGAAGTAAAGGCTCATGCGGTGAGCTAGTGAACTTGCATAGGTGACATAGAAGTGAACAGATCAGAAACAGGATTGACAAGCTAGAGCGACAGGCTCATTATGTGAGCTAGTGACCAACACGTTTAAACCTATGGGAGATGTAATGAGTAAAGCAGAATTACTTGCAGATGTGATTAAAGAGAATGTGAACACGCAACCTGAGAATGATGTAGACATTCCAAAGCGGGGGGCTGATAGCGAAGCGAGGCGGTCATATATAGAATCAGTAGAGGTAAAGACTAAGAGTAATGGACTGCCATATGGATTACATACAGAAGAGACTGATGAGCCAAGTGGTAGAGACAAGAGACTCACTAAAAGACAACTACAGTTTGCAAGTAATGTAATAGACGGTATGACACCAGTAACGGCATACATGAGTGCATTCAAGTGTGACCACCTGACAAGTGCAACGATTCAGTCGAGAGTGAACGACTTACTGGCTGATGCGAATATCACTTTACTCTTACAACCTCTCACTCAAGCCAAGAAAGAAATGATTATCAGCGATGATCGCATGGCACGCAGATACGTAATGAATGAATGGTTCAAGCATTCTGAAGACATCTCTGTGCCAATCAACGTAAGGCTCCGAGCGCTAGAGCTTATGGCTAAAGCATCAGGTGTGTTCGAGACTAGAGCAGAGCAAGTGACTGAGGCTATCGACATCGACACGCTCAAGCAAGAACTAGACAAGTCTATTGCGCTGATTCAAAAGTGAATTCCTCTGCGGATCTGTCATATAAGGCTCTGCGGGCGACCCCACCCACTCCCACCCCCGCCAATTTGACACGTCTTGCGTGCCTTACCTTACACTCGAATCCACACAAACAATCACATAAAATACGAACCCCCTTTATGTTTCACGTGAAACACCCCCCACCCCCCTATATATATTTTTTTAGCAATGTGGTAACATAC